GCGACGCAGCCGCCGCCGATCCGGTCGTGTTGGCGATGACGATTCGGGTAATCTCAGTGGCAACGGTCGCCGTGAATATCGACACGGCAGACGTTCCCGATGGCCGGGACTGCGCCAGTTGTGAACCTGCGGCGAAACTCATGTAGTCATGTACTCCAGGTAGCTGCCCTCGTAGAGCGTCACCGATGCCGCTGCCGTCTGCGTGTTCTGGGCAAAAGCGATCTTGAATACCCCGCCGCTCGCGCCAACCTGAAGGTAAATATCCTCGTACACCACAGAGTCGCCTGTTACCGTGGCGAGAAGGGTCTGGTCCGTAGAGTCGAACGCAGTCGCCGGAAGCACGGTCGGGAACGTCGCGCTAGTGCCGTTCGGTACGCTGTACGTCCTGACCCTGCGCACGCGAGTAGTAGTTCCTGCGTGAGTGACCCGGTACTTAATGTCCGCCGTGGCGTTACCGCTATTGAACAGAACCCGAAGACGGATGTGGTAGTTCGTATTCGCCGTCGTCGTGAATTGCAGGTTTGTGCTATCGGTCAGAACGGCAGAGTTCGTCACCAGTTGGTCAGCGGTTGCAACCACAACCGTCCACGGGTTCGTTGCTACCGTGGCGAAACTCGGCGCGCTCGATGCCCCGTTGCTTTGCAGGAACGTGCCGCTGCTGCCAAGTGCTAGTTCAGTAACCTGCCCGCTGCCGTTGCTATAAAAGACTTTCCAGTTTCCGGCTGTATGGTCGCTGGTGCTGGTGATGGCATGGCTTTGCGCGTGAGCGTTTACCGTCGTGCCGGACATGCTCAGGCCGGTGCCAAGCGTGATTTCCTCTGGATCACCCGCCCCGGCAGCAGACCCACGGCCAAGCAACCTTGAGGCAGCACTAACGTCCTGCATCTTGGCGTAGGTGACAGCCCCGGCATCAATCGTAAGGGTTGTCCCTGTTCCGCCTACGGTAATGTCACCCTTATCGCCATCAGGCCCGAGGGTGTTGGTATCCGTGGACGATAGAACCGTGCCGCTGAAACTCAGCCCGCCGCTAACGGTTATCTCTTGGAAGTCACCAGCGCCCGCAGCGGAACCCCGCCCCAATAGCCGACTAGCCGCGCTCGCCTGAGCCACATTGGATAGCGGAAGGTCGCCGGTAACGTCCGTCGTCAGGTCTACAAGGCCACGGGTAATGGTCTGGCCGTTGATGGTGATGTAATCAGGCGTTCCCGACAGCGTAACGTCGCCGCTGTTCGTTCCGGTCAGGTTGAGCAGGGTTTTTGCCGTCGATACCGACAGAACCTCGGGCGCTCCCGCTCCTGCCGTATCTCGACCAAGGAACGAATCCGTCGCCATGTCCGCCATCTTGGCGAGCGTCACGGCACCGTTATCAATGGTCCAAGTCGCACCGGAACCGGATACGGTTATATCGCCCTTGTCACCGTCAGAAACCCCGCCAGAAGCAGCGGCCCAGGTCTGATCGCCACGCAGGAACGTCGAGCTATTCGCCGTCCCTGAACCTAGTCGAGCGGTCGCAACCGTGCCCGAAGTGAGGTCGCTGGCGTTGGTTGTTCCGCCGGACGGTGGTGGTATAGTGGTTATCGGCATCTGCTCTCAGCGGGGGCGATAATGGATTTCACAGGGCAAGAGGCCGGACTAGTTTTAGCCTGCATCCTGCTTCCATTTGCAAACATGCTTTTCCGCTGGTGCGGCAAGAAAATACGCGCCGCCACCAGTCGATTGCCTGACGGCAAACTCAAGCGTTTACTGCTGATTGATCTGCACGCCCGCGCCAAGTAGGCCAGCGTAAGGCGCGGTCCGCTCCAACAACGCCCGTGTCGGCGCAGCCAGCGGGGGCCTGACAGAAATCATCCGAGAAGCAAGGGCGCGACCCGCTGGCGTGTACATAAGCCCAAGACCGGCGAGAGGAACCGCCGCATCCGGCGACAGGTAAGCCCCGCCGCCGAGAATCCCAAGGCCCACAAGCGAGCGCATCGGCGTTCCGCTGTCTGGCACGGTCGCTGGCAAAACGCTTTGTGCCGCATCGGAAAGTTCCTGCCCGTAGGCTTTCCCTTTGGCGTATGCCTTGCCCTGCGATCCTTTCTTTACCTGCCGAGACAGCATTGCAGGGGTAAATACCCCCTCTTTCGCCCCAGCGGAAACGGACGCATCACGAGCGCGAGAAATGGCCGCATATGCCGCATCGACACGGCTTAACTCAGTGCCGAGGTTCGGATTCTGGCGCTTTGCCGCCTCGATCAACGCTTTGTGGATTTCCCGCGCAGCCTTGCCCGCCTCTTGCTCGTATGCGCTATTCGACTTGAGCCAGGACTTGTAATTCTCACGAATAGACCGCGTTAGGGTTTTGAAACTTTGCCCCAATGCGGTCTGCGTCGGGTTGTTAAGTTCCTTCTCAAGCGCGGAATTGATGTTGCGCTCGATAAGCCCGCGCTCTTGCGGCCGGAGGCTCGCAACCATGCCGTTTATCTTGGCAAGGTCAGATGCTAGTTGAGCGTCAACCGAAACCGTCATGTTGGGAAGTATGTCGTCATACATCGAACTTATGGCGTCGTCCGCGTATGCGATAGCCTCGCGGCCAGCTTCAACGCCTTTCGGGAGAGACTTCCCGACGATTCCAAGCGCGTCGTCAACCGCCGCCTTGTTGAAATCAAGGAATGAGGCACGCTGACGGTTTTTGATAAGGTCGCCAATCAGCGGAATACTGGTTGCGGCATCCTCTACACGCTGCGCGCCGCCGCCGAGAAGTTGGCCAGGGGTAAGACGGACCCCGCGATCAGTAAGAGCCTTCGCGCCTTTCTGAATCGCGGGCTTGATGACAGCGCCAGCAACTTTCGGGATTGCATACCCGACCCCGCCGCCTATCAACCCAGAAAGCCCGCCAGAAAGCCGGTCTTCGCTAGTCGCCGCGCCATATGCGCCCATGCCAGCCATAGCTTGCCCGATGGACTTCGGCGCGCTCAATGCCTGCCCGGCGGTAGAAAGCAACCCGCCAACTTTCGGGATTGCGCCCAATGCCTTAAGCCCCGCGCCGCCCGCGGCCATCGCCCCAATATCGGTCGCCGCCCCTCCGATAGTCGCCGCAACGCTGTCGTCTAGCAGTTCGTCAGCCGCTTCCGGCGTGTCATACATGCCAAGTGTGCCAATCTGAGCCATCCTTCGGCCAGCGCCCGCAAGTCCCTCGGTCAACCATTGCGGCATCTCGATTCCGGTATCAAGGCCGAAAGGCTGAAGCGTAATGCCCTCTGCGACCTTCTCGCGCATCGGGGACGTGTATCCGACTTTCGCCGCAAAATCCGCGTAAGGAATATCCGCGTAATACTTTTTATGAATTGCGCCGACAAGATCATTGTCGGACATATCATCGTATTGTGGGAATTGCGCCCGGATTTGCTTTATATCCATCAGCGTCGGATTCCTAGCGGGTCAGAGGTATCTTGCGCGGGCGGCTGCGGAGGAGGCGAGTCCATCCGACCGGCAGCAGCATCCCGAGACTGCGCCACGGTCTGCGCCCACTTCGTATAGTGTTGCTTGATCTTTTGCAGGTTGCCGCGCAACTGATCGGGGGATTGCCGCTCATCTAGGCTGGCAATGACGGACTGCAACGCCTCCAATTCCTGAACCGCAACTTGCCCAAGAGCGCCGCCAGTAGGTGACGCCTCACGCATTGCTTGAAGTTCGCTGAACCCGATGTTGGCCTTAATGGTCTGGATAGTGGAGCGAAGGTCGCGAGCAGGAGCGCCAGGGATGAACGAAGTCACAGAACCGGGGCCTGCGCTTGCAATCGAAACCTGCCCGATAGCCTTATCGACTTCCTGCATCGTGCTGTTGATTCGATCAATGCGCGCATCTGCTGCGGCAACGTCTCGCGGCGCGTTTCTCTGTTGCTCCGCGCCTGCAACGATGTTTTCAGCGGTTGCTTGCGCGGTCCCTTGGTTCGTTCCGACAACCTGCGGAGTAACAGGAGCGCCGCCAACCGAAGCCGGAATCATCCCGCCGCTAACCGGATCAAATACCGCAGGAACCCCGCCAACGTCGCCCAGACGGTTCGGCGCGTACAGCTTGAGCAGGGAGTAATCCGGCCTGCCAGCAAGCATTGATTGCTGGAATGCCTGCACGCTTTCCGGCGTGTAGTGCCCCGGAGTGATCGGGTTAATCATACTCATGTCAGCGCCAGGGCTTTGCATCCGCGTCAGCATGTCAAACGCGCCCAGCGGGTCTAGCTGCGCCACTTCCCCAATAGCCTGCCCCATCGGGCTAATCTGCGTCGGGACAACCCCGTCAGGCGTCGGCGGCCCCTCTACGCGAGTCGAGAACATGCTGGGAATGATCTTGCTCAACTGCTCGCGGACCTTATCCATCCGCTCGCGTTCTTCCATCTCCCGCTTGCGATCTTCCTCAATCTGCCGGAACTGCGCGGCGTTGGTCATGCCGGTCATCGCAGCCTCAAACGGGTTGATGCGCGGATTCGCCCGAGATGCGAGAAGGCCCATGCCTACCTGCATCATGGGGTTTCCAAGCAGCCCCATGAGGGTCGGATTGTTCGCGCCGAGAAGCCCTGCAACTTTTTGGTCCATTAGTCGAATATCTCTGATCCGAGCAAGCCACCAGTTAAAGCAAGGAAACCGGCCCCAGGCAGGAGCGTAGAAATCCCAAGATTACCAAGCGCGCCAGCGAGAGCGGGCATGGCCGTAGCCCCAAGAGCGCCGCCAGCCAGCGCCCCGCCAAGAGCGCCCGTAAGCGGGCTAGAGCCAGGGCCTTGAGTAGATTCAGTTGAACCCATTGCCGCAGAGTTCCCCAGCCCAGCCATGTAGCGGGCAAAGTTGTCGTAAGGCGCATCTTGGTAGTAGTTAAAGCGGTTCATGCTGTCGCCCAGCACGTTGCCCGCCATGCCCTCGACCTGCTGACCCACACCGAGAAGCTGGTTAATGTTGTTCCAGTCGAAGCTCGATGCCGTAGGCGCAAGAGCCGCAGCACGCGCCGAAATGTCGCCCTGCGTTCCTAGCAGATTGGTGCCCATGCCCGCCGCGTCCATTTGCCGCGCACGTTCCGCCTGATAGTTCCCGCCGTAGATGTTCGTAGCGAGTTCGTTCAGATTGCGCCCCAGAACGTCGGCAGAGTCTAGCGCCAATTCCTGCTGAATCCCGCTGCCGGTGCCACCAGCTTCCGCGAAAGAGGCGTTAAGGCCCGGAAGAACAGCGTCCTTCCACTGATCCGTCATCGCCCGAGATGCGGCATTGAAGGTCTTATCAAGCCACGGGTTGGCATTCAGGTACTGCCCGCCCATGACGCTGTTCAGGTAGTTCCCGATATTCTGCCCGCCCGGATTCGTCATCCCCTTCTGGACCCACGATTGCATCGCCCGCTCTACCGGCGAACCCTGCAATGCGCGGGTTTCCATCATCCCGAGACCCTGTTCGGTCTGAGGGCTAAACGGAACATAGGTAGCGCCGGGGTAGTAGGCAGGCCCGCCCATGTTGTAAAGGGCTTTGTTCTGGGCCATGCCGTAAGAAAGGTACGGCTTTGCTTCGGACCACGGCTCCGTGCTTTGGGTGACTTCCTGATCGCCGCCGCCTTTGCTCATACCTCTTTCCTCAGCGTAACGAACGCCTTTTTAAAGCCGTACTTATCCAGAACCTTGCCCCATCCCGGTCGCCCGCGTTCCTCGATGTACTTGCAGCCCATGTGCTTTGCGAAGAACACCAGCGTTTCAACAATGTCCGGCAACCATTCGTCCATGTCGTCACCCGCCAGGATCGGCACCAGCAAAACCTTATGCTGCGGGTAGACCAGAACTTGCGTAATCATCGCGGCCTTTTCAGGGACTACCCACAACTGCATCTGCCGCATTTGCAGCTTGGTCAAAATGTCCTCGGTCGAGAATCCAACAGAATCCTCGGCGCAGACCCTATCTATAAGGGGTGAAACCCATCCCCAGATTGAAAGGCAATCCACCGAAAGGACTGGATATACCTGCACCGTTCCCCCCGTACTGTTGAAGCCATTGCAAGAGTTCTCGCGGCATGTAGCCCGTGGCCTGCTGCTGTTGCTGCTGTTGTCTCTGTTGCGCGAGCAGCCCCGGAACGCCCGACAGTTGCATAGCCTGACGCATGTACCGGCCCTGATTCTGCGGGGGATTCGCCGGCGCAGGGACAAACGGCATCTGCTGACCCATGCCAAGATTGGCGGGCATCCCTTGGGGCTTCGGGATCGCGTTATATGCCGGATTAGCCGCGCCGGGATTCTGCTGATAGATGCGACTGAGCAAATCTGACGGGATCATTACCGTAAACCTCCGGGGGCGGCGTCAGCATCGACGCCAATCGCGTTATCAAAGCCGTCCGATACAGTCACTTTTACCCGGTGATACCGGGCATTGTTCCTGAAGTTCGCCACGCCAAGGTCAGTAACGGGCTTGGTCAGACCATACTGATAGTTGTCCGATTGCGCGTTTCTGAATCCGTTGGAAATCTGAACAGAGCCAGCGCCGGAAATCAGCGGGCGGACATTCTTCACGCAAAACCGATTACTTTCGCCAACCTCGACCGTTTCGAGTTCAGCCGTCAGAGCGTCACCGTTGAACGTCGCGGCCTTGTGGTCAGTGCCGAAGCCAATCATCGACAGAGTGCCGCCTTGGAACGCCGGTGAGTCCACAGGGATAGAGTCAGCATCAATGCCGCCCGTCAGGATGGCATCAAGCCCGTCGAGGCTCACGGGCAGCGACAGGAACTCAGCGACGCATTCAAGGTTAATCTCGCAATGGCTCCACTTATCCGCGACCCAGTTGTAGATGAGCAGCATGTTGAAGTAGGCCAGGCTCGAATCGGTCTTGAACAGCCAAAGCGTCAACTTGTTGGTGCGGTCCACAACGCCACGGACGTTCGTTACGTCCTGCACGTTATTGTAAAACCATCGGTCGATCTTCTCGGCACCGATAGGCGTGGAACCCTGACCAAAGCGGTAGAAACCATCGTGCGACAGGTAGAAAACCTGATTACCTGCCCAGCACACCGACTGCGGGGCGATGGTGCCTCTGCCGCTCTCAACCTCGCGGAAAGAGAAAATCGTCGGCGGGCCAGCGTACTCCATCACGTTGATAGAGTTTTCCTGAAAAACTATCCCGTACTGTCCGGGGACGATTCGTTGCACCTTGCCGCCTCGCCCTTCCAAGTCACGGCGATCCGATTGCGTAGAGCGCGAAGGCGTCCAAAGCGTAGTGTTATTGTAACCAGACCAGACAACGCGAGCCGGGTATTCATTCAGACCATCAATGATGTTGCCAAGGACGACGAAGTTGCGAACCGTGCCGATGTGCGCCGCCTTCGGAGGCGAACCTGTTAGGTCAGCGTACAGCGTCGAAGTGCCGAGGTCGTAATACTGCGGAACGTCGTTAATATCGACCGCGATCAGCCGATTGCCGTATTGCGTCCACTCCCAATTCGCATTGTTGTAGCCGCCGACTTGGGATACATCGTCCCAATCGTAGTCAGCGCCAAGTGACCACAGAGCAGACGCGGACCCGGCATGGTTGTATGTATCCCCGGACGTATCCTTCGCCCAGATCGCCGCTACGCACGCCTCGGTAAGCGCCCCGGTGAAGCTCGACAGGCTTCGCAGCGGCCCATACGCCTGAGCATAGGGGATCACGTTCTTTACGAACGCAGTACCCGGATTGTTCAGCGCCGGTTGATCCGGCAACCACTCTCCGAAACGTATCCTCACGGCGTCCACGCTCCACCCGTGCGGACCAGCGCAGAACCGCTAACCCGGCTCCACCGGCTTTCGCGGTTGCACTCGTCAATGCACTTTGAGAACTTCGCGGCGTAAGCCATCTCGCGCTCAGGGTCCATCGCCCATTCAGCCGCAGCCCGAAGGCTTCCGTACAGATAAACGTCGTATGCGTTGGTCAGAAGCCAGTTGGTATCGGCAGGGTCAGAGAGCGATGCAAACATCGCATAGTAGACAAGGGTGAGGGTGACACTGGACGGCGCAGGAGCCAGAACAAGATTGTCGCCCTCGATGGTGTACGCAACCGGGTTTCCGGTCGAGTCGTAAACGCCTGCGCTCCTGAGTCGGGCAGGCGGAAGGTAATCAAGTTCCCGCGCATCCGCTACGTTGAGCGAAACGGACCTCATGCTGATAAAACGGGCAGGCAGCGCAGTTGATTCGCTGGTGCAAGCAAACGCCGTATCGGTCGTCTCCATAGCCTTCACGCGAACGCGACGCCGAATCTCAGCCTCGCAAATGCGGACAAAGGACGACAGCAGCGCATCCGTGTAGTCCGAATGCGGCAGCAACGTCTCTATGTCTGATTTCAACTGCGCGTATGTGGTCATATCCGCCCTTCAGTGGTGCGAAGGAATTTGTTATCGGGGTCGTTCAACTTGGCTTTCAAGAAAACGTCCCACTTCACCGGCTTATTGGCCTGCGTCCATTCCTTTTTCCATTCGTGGTACACGGGAATCGGAATCGAAGCTACAAGCCTGCCGTTCGCCTTCCGGTTGAACCCGTCCGCCCTCCGCTCGTGGTTTACGTCCAGAATCGACTGCACGTTTTTCGCGGGCATGACATCCCGCGTGACGATTTCGTCGTCTGAAACGTAAACCTCTGAAATGGTCCCGTTCCAAAGCGGATCACTCTGGACTTTCTTCATCCTTCCTCGGCCTCCCTCGCTTCGGAGCCTCCCACACAACCTCTACAAGCCCGGTGTCAACGCACCGTTGCACAAGGTCGTCATCCTCAATTTCCATCGTCTGCCCGGGCATCAACTTAACCCCGTCATACGGAAAGAATCCGTTGCACGCGAGCTGTTTGCCCATCTGTCGAATCCGAATCTTCGCCATCTCAGTTCCTTACGGTTGACTGATAAAAAAAGGGGAGCCGAAGCTCCCCAAAGGGTCCCAGGGGATGGGACTTAGGCCGTAACCGCCGTGTCATCGTTGACATCCGCATACACGCCATGTGCAGCGGGATTCTTCACGCAAAGCGCGTAGTCAACGAGGATGTGCCGCCGTTCAGCGTCGCCGACCTTCGCAATCGTCTCGGTGGTGTAGCCCTGAAGGTAACGAACCTCAAGGTATTCCGTGTCGAGAACGAAAACGTCGGTGTAGTCGCTCGATACCTGCCGCATGAAGCGGTTCGGTACGATGTCCAGTACGCCGAAGTCCGAGACGTAAACGTCAACGGCACCGACCACGCTTACGCCTTTCTTGGCGTTGCCGTGATCCTGGTACGGGGTTGCGATACGCGCCGAACTGGAGAACAGGAACTGCGACAGCAGTTGCTTGACGGTCGGGCCGACCATGATCATGTTCGGATCGCCGCCATTCACATAGCACGCCTTGATGATCCCGAGCAGGCCCGATTCGGTCAGCGCCCGTGCGGTGCCATCGGTTGCAGCCGTGGACGGGTAGCCGTCGTTCGTGCCCGACAGAACCGGGTCAGCGCCCAGCGAACCGCGCGAGGTGTTGCCCGTGTCAACTTCGGAGTCAACAGCAACGCCGATCCACGCCGGGAGGCCGGCAGTCGTCGGAGCGGTCGTGGCGTCGCCTGCGCGGGCTACTTGGTTCGCAAGCAGAACAGCCTCAACGTCGCGCTTCAGTTCCTTCGATGCCTTGGCGATCTGGTAGGCCAGTTCCGACTTGCGGCCTGCCTTGTTAATCAGATTCGCCCGACGGGATACCACGATCTGCTTCTTGCTGATCTGGCAATAGTTCGACAGCCGCTCGCCTGCGGTGATCGAATCGCCGCTGAACTCGTTGCCGTCGATGTGGGCGTTGGACGAGCTTGCGGTTGCCAGCGAGTCAACGATCCACTCGGTCTTGGTGTTATTTGCCACGCCACGCCCGATGTTGGACATGAAGGGCGTCTCAGTTGGCGATATGTTATAGACGATATCGGTCAGATCCTCGCGCCCAATGTCGCCATTGGCGTTCAGATCGTAGCGGTCAAGGGTTCCAGTGCTCTGTGCCATTTCGAGTTACCTCTATTTGTCGAGAAATCCAGCAGACAAAATAAGGCTCGCGGCATCCTTAACGTGGCCGGTTTGCTTCAGCTTCCCTTTCAGCTTTCGGACCTGTGCTGCTTTGATGGACACAGGGGTTTGAGGCGTCGAGGGCTTCACCAACCGCGGGGCTTTCTTCACCTTCGCAACCGTGACTTCGGAACTCCGCTGGCTCTCGCGCCACTTCATCGCTTCGTAAGCCATTTTGACCAGGCGATGATCGTAGACTTGCGAGACTTGCTCAGGCGAAAACCCGTAGTCCGATTGAAGGAACTCGGTTAGCCGTTGGTTGGTTTCCTGATTCCAGTCAGGAATCGCAGTCAAAAGTGCCTGACGCTCCTGCTCCAGTGTTTTCTGGAGGTTTTGCGCCTGCTCTTGCTGCATTCGCTGTTGCACCGCCGCGTAGGACTGCGCGGCCTGTTGTTTCAGCCCATTCAGCGCCTGCAACCGATCCTGCAATTCAAGACGCCGTGCCGCCCACTCCTGCGGATTGGTCTGCCTGAGGCGTTCCAAGTCCTGAGAGTTTGCGGATTGCGCTATCTGCTGCTCGATTGAATTGAGTACGTATGCTGCCTGAGCGTGGCTTTCCTCAAGGGCTTTCGCCCTCTCCATTGCCGCCGCTTCAAACTGCTCGCGCTCGCGCCGTAGGGATTCCGTCTTTTGCCTGTAGTCCCGGTCTTTCTGGTAACCCGCTTGCAACTCGGAAAGGGGAACATCAATGGTCTCGCCATTCACTTTGACGGTGTGCTTAAGGTTGGCCAGAAGATCCTCAACGGGAACCCCTAGCGCCGCAGCAACATCCGAGAGGCTTTCTATGGCCTCCTGTTCGCCTTCCTCGTCGTCCGCTGGTTCAGCTTCCGACTCGTCTACCTGCTCATCCGGTTCGGCTTCCTCGGCTTCGGCTTCCTCGCCTTCCGGCTCGTCTACCTCTACCTCGTCGCCTATCTCAAAGTCGTCGCCAATCAGGGCCTCAATGCGCCCTGCTGCGGCGTCCGTTGTACTGCCAGTTTCCGGCCCAGGGCCAGGATTGACTGCCATGTCTTACTCTCCAATCCATCGCGGGTCGCGGAATGCGTTACGCATTGGCTGAGGTCTTTCGACGTTCAGCTTGCCGTATCCCGCCATTGCCCACAGTTTTTGCTGCGCCCTCCGGTTTGCCTGAAGGTCGCGCACCTTTTCCAATACCAGCGCGTGACAATCATCGCCGCCAGTCATCGGAATCTTGCAAAGCGCGTCCACTATGTCGCGCTCGATGTTGTCGAAGGCTTCCATCAAGACGGGATCGTGCATCGCACGCCCGGCTTGTTCGGCAAGAATGTTTTTATCCCTTGGCATACGCGACCCCATCTTCATCAAGTCGCGCCTTGTCCTGCTCCCAAGCCCATCGGCGCATGAAGTGGTTTATCTTGGTGCGCCCATCGTTTGCTTGATCCCAAGTTCCTAGCTTTAGAGCCTCTTGCATTACTTCATCAGGAATGTCGTGCCAGTAGCCATTTGCCGACATCCATACATATTTCCCGTTTATAGCCACCCATACCTCCCGCGATACGTCTGGATTTCCCCGTTGAAATGGATGTTTGGCATGAACTTGAGCAGGGACGAATCCGGGTGAACCCAGACCTTCAGCCCCCGTCCTCGAGCAATGCCGATCAGGTATTCGTTGCAGGGTCGTTCGTAGAACCATTCCCCGTCGGTATGGTTATCAACGCCCCAAATCTCTATGTCCTGCGATTCCGCAATCGCCAGCCCCAGCATGTAGGCAATGCTGGAATTGAAGTAATCCGCCCCGATCACCTCGGCCACATGTTCCACGGGAAACGCTACCGAAGCCGGGATGTCGTCGTAGTGCTGCTGCATGTAGACAGGCACTTCGGACGTTTGCAGGAGTTCCAGGTACTCAGGCCCGCGCCGTTCCCACAGGGATCGGTCGTGCATCTCAAACCAGCGTGAATATCGGTGGCTGAGAGGGTCCCAAGGCAAACCCCATGACTCTACGCCCAAGTCGATCTGCTTTCGACTCGGGGCCATCCCACATATCTGGATCACGGGTCCACCAGCATCGCTATGGATATGCGCGTCTCGTTGCCGAGGTTGCGCGGGACTGAGTGCCTGACGTTCGGCGGAAGGTAGACAACATCCCCCGGCGACGGCTGAAACGGCGCGCCTTCCACGATGATCGGCACGTTCAGCGGTTCGACGTAGAACAGCACCGTATGCTCGGGGTGGAAGTGCTCTGGAACCGAATCCGCACGCTTTACAACCACGCAGATGGCTTTCTGGTAGTCACGCCCTGCCTTCGGGCAAAAGCCCCTCAGGGCCGCTAGGAAGCCGCTGTATTCAGGCTCGATAATCCTGCGGGTTTGCTTTCTATTGAGGTCTGCGAGGCGCTTTAGGGAATCAATATCCCAATCCAGCCGCGAGACAATCAAAACGCCCAGTCCGCGCCGATTCTGAGAAGCCCCTGCACCCTCTCGGGAAGGGAGTTGTAAACCCTGCCAGGGATGGACTGCTCTACGCCTTCAGTCAGCGGCGCAATGTCCTGCGAGAACTGCTGCATCTGCCGCCCGAAGCCTTCCAGCATGGGATTAGGCTCGCGGGGTATGTACTGCAATGCGTTCTCGATGCCCTGTGCGCCCGCTTCGGTAGCCTCTACAGGCTGAAACGGGTTTAGATACCCGCCAACCCGAGACAGATCGCCC